GTTAATGGAAGATTTAGGTAGTTTATCAGATCCTATTGATAGATTTAACAGAATTGTTGAATTTGTAAGAAGTCAGAAGAGAAACTTTCCAGGTATAACCATACCAGAAAATTCACTGTCTGGAGATGTTAAGAAATATTTACAAGGCAGTAAAAGTGGTGGTGGCACAAACCAAGATGATTATGCAGATGTTCTAGAACTAAGCACTGGTGGTTAAATGCCTAGTTATGTAGTAAATGGTAAAACTTATTTTATCAAAGAAGATCTTACGCAAGAAGAAGCAGAGGCTTTTATCAAAACTCGCTTTGGTTCTTCAGGCGATCAAGCCACTGCACAAGAAGGAACAAGTAATTATCTAGATCCAGAAGATGAGGGAACTCTACAAGAAATAGCAGAGGGTGTAGGATCTGGATTAATAGCCATACCACAAGGCATAGCAGAAACTGTGACAAGTATTATAGATCTTGGTGCAGGCACTAATTACACAGATGCTGTAGTTAGAGGTTTCAATAAAATGAGAGACGATCTTGGTATCGATCCAGCGGGAGCCGCTGGTAAAATAACAGAAGGTCTTATTCAGTTTGGTATTCCAGGTCTTGGAGCCGCGGCTGCCGTATCAAAGTTTAGTAAACTTGGTAAGTTGGCACGAGGCACACGAGGCATGAAACCCGATGCTGGGTCTTTAAAAACCATGAAGATCACAAAGCAACCTCTTGAAATGAAAGACTTAACTAAAAGTCAAAAACTAGGACTGGCGGCACAACAAATGGCGGCGGCAGGTGCAGCAGATGCAGTTGTAGCCACAGATGGCACACAATCTTTGGGTGATTTTTTTGAAGGTGGCTACGGTCCTTTTTTTCAAACTGAAGATCTTATAGGATTAGAAGGCAGAGAAAGAGCTGCAGCTAGAATATACAATAAAGTCATGGCTCATGGTCTTTCTGGGTCACTTCTTGCTGGTGCTTTACCACCAGTGATTGGTGCTGGTCTTAGCACTTCTGCAAAAATAGGAGCCAGAGCGGGAAGAGAAGTTGGTCTTGCAGTGCCAGGCGCAGCGATTGGTGCTGGTGCGGCTACAGTTGATGAACTGGCTCAAGGCAAAGATGTAGAAGATATAGATTTTGGAAAGGTGGCAACTGGTGCAGCGTATGGTGCAGGTATCGGTGCTGGTGCTGGAGTAAGTTCAAGAGTGTTGAGAGCTGGATCCAAAAAAGCAGCAGAAGCTATTGCAAAACAAGAAGAAAGATTTTTAAAAGGTGAGTCCTCTGATCCAGGCCTTATTAATACATTAGACAGAGCTGTTGCTAGAACTTTATCTGCCTTCAGATATAGATCGTTCTTGCCAGGTGACGTAGCAAGAGTAAAGTCTCTAGTTAATCCAGCTATAGAAGGTGATATCAAAAAAGCAGAGAAAGCATTAAAAGAAGTTGATAGACAAATCGCAGAGGTTCTAAGTCCAAGTAACAAAGAATTTTCAGAATACAGAAGACTGCCAGATTTTACAAAACAAAAACTTATAAACAACTTCATGGATGTTTTAGAAGGAGCAACAGAAAAAGATTTAGAAATACCTAAAGCATTGTTTGACAAATTTCTAAAAGCAAAAAATATTATTGACGATTTATCAGAGAGGGTTATAGACACTGGTGCTGCTAAAAGTTTACCAGAAGTGTCAACTAGTGGTCTGATGTCTAGAAGACAATTTGTAGAACAAGTCAAAAATAACATAGAAAATGGTGGTTATCTTTCCAGACAATATCAATTATTTAACGATGATAATTTTAAATTAGCACCCGACATGAGAGAGGCTCTTGTAGATCAGATTGTAGATGGTAAAGCAGTAGACATAAAACATGTTCAAAAATTTTTAAAAGATGAACCAGAAGCTTTTAGAATTTCTGATGAGTTTGTAGACACATTTAGATCGTTACAGAGAGAAGGTCCAGAGGGTGTCGGTCAGTTTGCGTTAACAAGACGACAAGCAGAACGGTACATAGACAATGTTACAAAATATTACAAAAGTTTAAAACACAGTTCTGGTGGAGCATACGGCACAGCAGCTAGAACTGTTCCGACTGTTAGACTTAATCCAGCAGTTTTAAATAAATCAAAAGTTGATAATGAAATTATTAGATCCATACTTGGTGAAGTTAGAAATCCAAAAGAAGCATACATGCACACCGTGGGAGAGCTCTCTAACTTTGTAGCAGCAGATGCTTTCTATTCTTCTTTTAAAAGAACCGCAGACAATATAATTAGAAACACAGATCCTAGAGCAGATAAGCCTTTATTTATAAACACAAACGATTTAGTTAGAGAAAGAATTGTACAAATAAATCAAACAAGAGCACCACAAGAACAAATAACATCTCTTCGTGACTTACCATCAGCAGAAAGAGATGCTGTTTTAAAAGATGTCATGGAAAGTGTGCAAAGAAGAGGTGGCAGAGGACTGGAGTATGTCATTCTTGGCAGAGATTCCGTGTCTGGTTTTGATCCAGAGGGTCTTGCTGCACGAAGTGTGTTTGGTGAGATGTATGGATATGCCATACCAAAACCCATGTACGAAGCTATGAGTAATGTTATTAATGAAAGAACAAGTGTCATGGGAGATATAGCAAGAGGACTTTACTATCCTATGGTCAAGTTAAAAGGTATCTCTCAATACGCAAAAACAATTTTATCTCCAATCACACAAGTAAGAAACGTAACATCAGCTTCTTTGTTTGCTCTTGCACAAGGTAATGTGGGAAAGAACGCTAGTCTTTTTGAATCAGTAGATTTAGTTCTAAGAGATTTAATTGATAAAGAACTTAAATTAAAAGGCACTGGTAAAGTGTCAAAATTTGCCAACGATAGATTTGACTTTTCCTTAAATGATGAGGTTTTAGATTTTCTAGTAGATCTACAGAACAGAGGTGTTATCGGTAGTTCGGCTCAACTCCGAGAGATACAAGCCAACTTACGTCAAGGATTAGGGTATAGAGGCACAGGGATCACGGGTCTTCCAGCGCAAAGAACTGGCGTAGCAGATGAAGTGGGTGTTTCTGATTTTGATATTGCTCTGGGTGTTAGACCACAAGCAGTAGAAGACTCTGTAGCTAGACAGCAATCCATAATAGAAACTCCTCCAGATGGTAAAGGACTGCAAGGTATGTCAAAGACTGCTCTAAAAGGCAGTATGAATATGACAAGGAGATTCTTAGACACGGCAGAAGGTCTCTATAAGGGTGGTGATGATATTTGGAAGATATACAACTATGCTTTTGAATTACAAAAATTAAGAAATTCAATAGCAAAAATAGGGACTGATTTTGCAGATAATCCTACTCTAAGAAGACAACAACTGTCTGCATTTGCTAGACACATAGGAAAACAAAAAGGCGAAGGACTGGATGAAGCGTTAAGAAGAGCTGCGGCAGATACTGTTCGTAACACAGTTCCAAACTACGAGCTTGTTCCAGATGTTATAAAAGGGTTAAGAGGTGTGCCTCTTGGTAACTTTATTGCCTTCCCCGCAGAAATATTAAGAACTGGTTTTAATACTCTTGATACTGCTGCAAAAGAGTTAGAGAGTCCAGTCCAAGCTATCAGAGAAATAGGAATGAAAAGATTGATGGGTGGTGTGACTGCCTTTGGTCTTGTGGGTGATACTTTACAAAGGTTTGCACAAAACTTAACAGATACTAGTGACGAAGAACTACAGTCAATAAATAGATTAGCTGCTAGTTGGCAGAGAAACTCACAGTTAATACCAGTTGGCAAGGACGATAATGGTAATCCTGAATTTATAGATTTCAGTCACACTAACCCATACGATTTATTATCAAGAGGGTTTAGAACCATATTAAACACATACAGAGAAACAGAAAGACAAAGTGTGCCTTTAGGAGAACAAGTCAGAAAAATAGGATTTGAAACTTTGTCTGAATATTTTACTCCATTTATAGATTACTCTATGGTTTTCTCTGCTTTACAAGACGTAGCACCTGTAGCAGGTGGTGGTCGTGGTGGTAGAACTAGGTCTGGTGCAAAGGTTTATAGAGAACAAGACTCTTCTGGTGTTGCTTTTGAAAAGTCTATGTTACATCTGTTTAATACTTTGATACCAGGCATGGTTCCAGTAAGAATACCAGTCGGAGCAGAGCTTGGTATAGCTGGTGGCAACTTTCCAGAAGGTGTAAAATCCATAGAAAAATCTAGATTCTTACGAGGTGTGTTTTCTCCAGAGGGTGAGATGGAGCCGACAACTGGTAAGACTTATCAACAAGGAGCAGAACTATTTAGAGCTTTTACTGGTTTGAATACACAAACATTAGATTTAAAAAGACTAGGAGAGTTTAGAGCACAAGAGTTTAAACAAGATAGATCTGGTACTGCTGCACTATTTAACGAAGTTTTAAGACTCGAAGAAGCATCACCAGAACAAATCATTACAGCTTTTAGAAGAGCAGATGATGCTAGACTAAAAGTTTTTAGAAAATATGCGTCAACAATAGATGATTTAAAAACACTTGGTCTAACAAGACCAGAGGTAAGAAAAATTATGAAGGATGCACAATTAGGAGAGGAGGAGACAAGTTCTCTGTTAAATGATAGATATGTTCCTTTCAAACCAAGTAAAGAAAAAATAAAAGATGCAAGAAAGAAAAACATTTATGTTCCTACTGGTGACATAAACGCATTACGATCATTAAGAAGAGGAATGTCCTTGAGAAAAGAGATAGATTCAGATCAGTTAAGCATGTCTAACTTATTTGGATTAGGAAATCAAAGAGCAGTTACAACTCAACTGCCTCCTAAGGTTGATACTACACCACCACCGAGTGTTGATACTACACCATCTTTTGCTCCGATACAAACTACGGATGTGGGCACAAGTCCATTAACTAGAACAAATCCGTCTTTTCTAGGTAGTAGTCCAGATGACATTCTTAAAAATTTAGATATAGCTAGGAGAACTGGATGAGTAGATTATCACCACATTTTACTATAGCAGAGTTTGTGAAATCACAAACGGCAGAAAGAAAAGGCATAGAGAACACACCTGGAGACAAGCATGTAGTGGCTATGATGGCACTATGTGAAAGGGTTCTTGAACCCATTCGTAAACATTTTGACAAGCCAGTTGTAGTTAACTCTGGATATCGCAGCGCAGCGTTGTGTCGAGCCATAGGATCAAAATCCACCAGCCAACATTGCAAAGGTCAGGCCGCTGATATAGAAATACCAGGCGTTGCTAATGCAGAACTGGCACAATATATAGCAAACGAATTAGATTTCGATCAGTTGATATTAGAATGTTATGAAAGAGCCAAGGGTCCAAGCTCTGGTTGGGTGCATGTATCATACGTTGGTGACGCAAACAGAAAAGAGATTCTCACATATGATAGAGTCAACGGATACAGAAGAGGTTTGATTTACACATAAATGGCTACACTAGTTGTTAATTTACCTTCTATAGATGTATGGGTTCGTAAAGAATATTTAAGAGATGGCGAAGATGGACACGGAGAGTTTGTAAAAGGTGTCTGGGTTACAGCAAAGTCTATTCCAGGTAGAGCTTTCTATTTTGAAACTTATCTGCCTGACTACGGTGCTCTTTATGATAAACTTCCTATTAGTGCTTTTACTGTTGAACCACAGACCCCGACTCCAGATATGGATCTTTATAATCTCCAGTTTTGGAATTGCATGGACTATGGGGTGGTGGCAGTTAGCAAACAGTTTATAGGATCTATGGACTTTGAGGTTTATACAAGAGACCATGGTATCGTGAAAGGATCTTACGTTTGTACTCTTGATAACTATCACGAAAGCATAGACACAATAGATTACTCAACCAGTGAGAAACCAGCAGAACACAAATCGTTTAACTTACTAGAACTAGAAAATAATCAATTCTGTCTGTATCCAAACAACAGAATGAGAGTGTACGACAATTCACTGACACCAGACAAACCACTACAACCAGACTTCAAAGTTAGCACAGAGATATATCAAGTTGAGAACGGACAGAAGTTCAGACTCGGAGACACAGACGAGTATTTTTGGAAGGCAAAAGATGAATGATAGAGTTTCTTCTGATCTTCATGCTCAACGAAAGAGTGATAGATCAGACACAAAGATTTGAAAATATTAACAGTTGTTTGTATTTTGCCAGACGTTTGAACAATCAGCCCGATGTCCCACTACCAGATGGTAAAATAGGCAAAATCACTGCATATTGTAAACCTGTCAGAAAAAAATAGGCTCTCAGATCGCCACACAGAGCCGAAACAAAGTGTCCGTGTGTGATTGTACCCTAGAAACACCTTTGTTTTTGAGTGTTTTTGTATTGTCCACTATCCAACTTCCCCCCAGTTTGACCCCATTTCAGCGTCTACATCAAAGGGTATTTTGAGTTCGGGCACACAATTACACATAATCTCTTTGATTTGCTCCACTTGCTTGTCGTTTTGTATGTTAAAACATAATTCATCATGCACAGTTAACATTGGTGTAAGACCAGCATCGTAACAATCGACCATGGCTTTCTTAGTTTGATCGGCACTAGACCCTTGTATTAGTCTATTAAGTGCCTTGTATGTAAAAGCTCTTCTGATACTGCCCTTGCCACCATATTCATCAATGGCTTCTTTCATCGGTAATGCTTTATTATACTTGTACGATCTAGGCTCGTACATATTGAATCTACATTTACGGCCCAACCAAGTTCTGATAATCCCACTCTCGGCAGCTTTCCTTGTTGTCTTCTCTGAAATAGATCTTAAGAATGGAACTTTGTCATTGTATTTATCTAATAAAGTTGTTGCTTCATCAACAGACAGATCAAGAATGTTTGCCAACTTGCCTTTACCCATGCCATACATTAATCCAAGATTCACAGTCTTTGCTTGTTTTCTTGGTATGCCTGCTATATCTGCCACGATCTGATGAAAGTCAGCTTCGCCTTTGTTATACAAAGCCACAACATCATCTATCTGTGGGTGTCTATCAAGTCCTTTTAATGTTGCACAATAATGCACAAGCCATCTAGGCTCTTGTGAAGCATAGTCAAAAGATCCCCACTTAGATCCTTCTTCTGGAATAAACAATCCTCTAATAAGTTTCTTTATGTATGGATCTCTTGCAGGTATTTGTTGCAAGTTAGGATTACTTGAGCTAAATCTACCAGTAACAGTGCCTCCGCCATCAGAACGTAAAGGATGAAAATCACAATGTATTCTACCATCATGCGAGTGTTCAAGAATTGTATCAATAAAAGTCGTGTTGGCTTTATTAACTTCCCTTATTTTTATAATCTTCTTCGCAATGGGATGAGAGTGATTAGCAAGAAATTGTTTTGTAAACGCGGGGGCCCTGGACTTTTCTGTGCGAGAATACGCAAGTCCCATAGCATCAAAGACCTTTGCTACAGATGTGGCGACCCAAGGTTCAATCGTAACTCCAGTTTCTTTGACTATCTCCTCTACAAGTGATTTCTCTAACGCAGTCAGTTCTTTCTTAACTTGCTCTGCTCTGTTTAAATCCACTCGTACACCTTTTGTTTTCATGTCAAGAAGCAGAGGTGTGAGTCTAGTTTCTAGTTCAAATATACCACTACATTCTTCTTTTGTTATCTGTTTTCGTAACTCGTTCCATAATCTCAAAGTTATTGCAGCGTCATGTTCTGCATAAGCACCAACATATCGAGGCGGTAGTTTCCACATACCAGACTTTGGATCTACACCAAACTCTTCGGCGGCACTCTTGAGCATCTTCTCGTCTTTGTATGTGCCAAGATGATCTCCAGCTAACGAGTTTAGATTATAGTATCTTCTATTCTCGTTTAGTAAAGGCGCTGCAACCATGGTATCTCTGATCTTGCCTTTGACTTCTACACCTTCTGCTCTAAGCCAACCAAGATCGTATAGTGCATTATGGAACACGAATGTTTTAGTTGTGTCTTTACACAGATCTGTCAACCACTGAAACACTGGTCGTCTTGGCATATTACCCACAGTATGTGCCACTGGAAAATACCAAGAACTATCTCCAGCCGCCACGGCTATGCCTATGATGTGTCCGTCTTTTCTACACCATCCAGGTCCTAGCTTTGTTAGATTCTCATCTCTCGTTTCTAAGTCAATGGCTATCGTATCGTACTGCGATAGATCTGGTATAACTTCGGGTGGAGTCCAGTCTGAATCAACATTCCCCCATGCCACATCTTTTATGTCTTGTTCCAATAAATGGTATTGGTCACTTGTCATTTATAATTTCTCCACCTAATGCAGCATAGCCTATTATATCGACCCAACTGTCATCGTGTTCTATCGTTTCTGCTAGTCTGGCTAGTTTTACACCAACCATACAAGCCACAACTTCTTGTGCCGTAACTTCTCTGTCTAATATAACAGACCATATTCTTGCTATTCTTTCGTGATTAAATTTAGCAGGCCCATACTCTTTGGCTCTCGGACCATTGATTAGCTTCTCTGCTTGATCTAAAAAATATTTTCTGTCTTTTTTATTTTCTTTAAACTCTTTTATTGGTTTACCAAAAGGAGATTTGTTTGTGGTTTCAAGGACTTCGCACATGTCATGGACGTAACTATCCCAAAACGGACTAGGGTTTTCTTCGTCAGTTGCTCTTTGTAAATACCATTCTTTTTTCATAATTCAAATCCAAACTGTCCAGATTTTTCTATTATGTGTAACTCCTTCTTTGCTCTCGTTACACCCACATACCAAACTCTTCTCTCTGCATCTTGATCTGGACTTTCCACACATGCCTTCGTTGAGTCTAGCAACAATGCTACATTATCAGCTTCTCCACCTTTTGCTCTGTGGATTGTGGATACACGAATCCTGGGATCTGCCGATAGAATCTTCTCTCCTCTTTTTCTAACAGATACTATGTATGCAGCAACTTGTTCTGATATTTTTAATACATTTTGCCATGTCACAAATCTATTTGCCGTAAACTCACATAATCTTTCTAGATTACCTAAAGAGTAACTTTCGTCTGGTGGTCTTTCACTATTAACATCTGCTAAAGAATACATTAACTTTCGACCCGATCTTGTTATGTATTTCGGATTAATCAGTTTTGAAAAAGGTTTTAATAAATCGGCAGGCACTGATGCTCCTCTCTGTAACTTTAACCACACTTCTATAGCCACTAGTACGTTGACAGATACAGACCAACCCTCTCCTTCTCTCCAGAATACATAACCTTCTTCTCTTAATTTCTGACAGACTTTGTTGGCGATATAGTTAGTTCTTGTAAGAATCAACCACTCGCCCTCTGTCATATCAACATCAAGAATGTCATTATGCCATGTAACAAGTCCCTTTTCTTTTGTTGGGTTCCACGATTTATTTTCTCGTTTCGTGATTTGATCGGTTAATCCTTCAGCAAAAGCAAACGGATGTTCTGGAACACGATATGATTTACTTAATACATATTTAGTTTCACTAGCATTAAGAAAATTATTTACATCAACACCCATCCAAGAATATATCGCCTGGTCATCATCTCCAGCGTAGTAAACTTTGTTTGAGTTTGGAACAAGAACATCCTTAACCATCTTCCACTGTAGTGGAGCTAAGTCTTGTGCTTCATCTATAATAAGTAAATCAAAGTCGGGAGACGTTCCTTGCCAAATAAACTTTTCTATCATATCAATAAAATCGAGTTTACCCTTCGCTTTTTTATAATCTTTGAAAGCCTTATCTAATACTAATAGTTGTTGTTTGTTTAAACTTTGATCCCAACCCCTATGAAACTCTTCTATGAGATCAACTTGTTTCACTCTAGCATACTGTATTAGTGACATATATTTATCGCCACCAGCACCAACATTAAAGAGTGGACCTTCTTCCATACTCACTGTTTGTGTGGTTCTAAAATCTAAACCTACAAGTTTACCTAACTCGTTGTAGTCACGACCCGACATAACTTCTGATGTGCTTAGTCCAAGCCAACTGAAAGCAAGAGAATGTAAAGTTCTAAAATAAATTAGATCTTTTGAGTCTAAACCTTCTATATCTTTTAACGCTCTAGTCTTTGCTTCCGTTGCAGCTTTTCTACTAAAAGACATAAACCCTATCTTCCAAGGTTGGACATAAGATCCCAATTTACTTTCAACTAATTTAATTAAAGTTGTGGTTTTACCTGTTCCAGGTGGTCCAAAGATTGTAACCTCTTTACCATCTTTCAAATATTCTGTCGGTGGGTTTTTATATTTTTCAAAATCAATCGACATCGCCACATACTCCCTTTGCATCTATTTTTACCGCCTCTGGGTATAGTCTCCACAGTTCTTCTTGTAGGTATTCTTCTATTAATTTCTTACCCTCAACACATTCTTGCCTCGTTTTGTATACGACCCCAGGTTCCCAGAAACTACACAAAGCATCTCCACCTTTGTATCTACATTGCTCAACAAAAATTACACAAAAAGCCACCAGCATTTCCATCAGAACGGAACCTCCTCTTCTTCGATTGTTATCGGTTTGATTTCTACTTCTGCTCCAAACTCTGGTATCCACCAGACTCTGACATTCTTCCATTTACCTTGTGATGTTTGAAATTTTTTCACAACAGAACTATCTCCGTTGTTTACTTCTTTCAATCTTTCTTGGACTTGTGCTCTCGTATAGTTATCAAACTTTCTGTTTCTCAAGAACTCCATCAACGAATCTAATCTAAAGTATGTCCTTGATTCTTCTACATCTGTATATGGTTTACCCAACACAACTTCTTCAAAACTCTGTGCTTGTACTCGACCTGTGCAAAACAGTTCGAGATACGATAAGAACTGTCCCTTATATGTCAGTTCTTGTGGCACTGCTATCTCATTGCAGTTCTCAAGCAACATGTTAACTTGTACTTCCCAATCTCCATCCTTCATCTTTGGTGGCATGAAGTTTAACTGCTCCATACATGCTCTTTGAAATAGTCTTGGTGCTTGTAGTTCCTCTGTAGTTAGCTCTAATCTTCTGCCATCTATATCCAAGAACCACAGACGAGGCTCTGATAATATAACTGACAAGCCACTGATTGCAGGCATAGATGTTGTGCCAATACCATGTTTCAAACCACGACATACACTTTGATTACAATGTGATGACATGGGTTCTTCTTTACATATATACTGATACTCTTTCTTTTCTAATGTATTCTGTATTGTAACTATCTCTGATGCTGGTAGTGGTGGTGTAAATCGTTTTACATTTATTTCTTCCAACTGCGACTTCCAATTATTAGGTGCAGACTTCTGCAAAAAAACACCGAGTTGAAAAGCAGCTTTGTTTCTGCCACCTTCAAAGATCCCCATGGTAAGCAAAGATTTAAGACACGGAACATAGCCTGGGTATAAGTTTGGTTTGCCACCGACAGATAGTTCCATAAACTTATTCGGATCACATTTTATTTTGTGTATTCTATCTATAAATTCTTGAAGGGTAGCTTCTACATATACACGACCATCTTTCCAATATGCAAACCTCAAAGTCTTTTCTGCATCAAAGTATGGTAGATTGATGAAGTTCCCCACATCTCCTCGCTCTACCAATACTTGCTCTTGCTTCGGGAATATCTCGCAACGACCATGACCAAGTGCCGCAGCTATCTCGGCAGCTTTGTCTCTGAAGTCTGCCGCTTCCATCCACTTTGTAAAGAAAAAGAATATGTGTGCACCCCCACTTTTACTACGGCACACGATACACGGTATTTTAAATTGATCTAATTTGTCCACCAACTGTTTGTGGTCTAGCGGGTATTCATCTATATCAAGAGCACCAAACTTACATTGGTTCTTCTCGTTAATTGGTATAGCACCGACACCTTTCACTCCGTCTATGTGTCCTTGCATCAATTCTAGTGTCAGTGGTTGTCTTACGATAAATGATTTGGCTTTTTGTTTGCCGTTCATTCTTTGATTTGAAACTTCCGTCTGTCCGTGTGCTCCACTAAAACCTTCGAAAGCATGTAATAATTCTTCTGTTAAATTCACTCTACACTCCTAAAATAAAAAACCGTGTAGATGAGTGTGGTATCTACACGGCTAGTTTAATTAAAATGGTACGTCTTCTTCCTTTGCTATTTCATCAGCAGAAGCAGCAGCCATTTTGACTTCCCCTTTGCTCACACCTTGATACATATTACGAGCTTCAAGCATCATCTTCTCTATCGTTGGTGTAATATCATTAACACGATCTAGCTTGTAGTTAAACCACTTGCCTTGATCGTTGGCTTCTAAGACAGTTGTAACCTGCCAAGCCGTTCCATAAATAGGCATGAGAGCACCACTTGGTAATCTCGCACTATTCTTTAGAGTATTCCATCTACGAGACACTTTTAACTGTGTCTTCTTCATATCAAGAACACTCGGTGCTATAGTCCCATCAGCAGACTGTGCAATCACTAGGTGTTGATGAGTTCTGACCAACTCGTTTCCGTTAGGTAACAATTCGATTGTACCTTCACGGCTCGTCATTGTAATGTCTTTATCATCTGCCGCTAGTTCTCTTACAAAACCACCACCACTTGATCTAAGTTGAAACTCTAAGAATTTCTTCTCAAAAAAAGCAGGAACAACAATGACACCTTCGTCTTGCTTATAAATCTCTTGCGAGACAGTATTGAAGATGTCGCCTTGCTCAGCACCTTTGATATACAAAGGATCGTCCTTTTGTAATTGTGGAGATAATGCTTGGATAATCCTTATAAAAGGTATCTGCATATCTTCCGTAGTGATATTTTCAAGACCAACACCAGCGTCAGCTTCTAACATTTTATCTAACTCTGATGCCACTACTTGAGTGGTCTTTCTCTGTGCAACTTGGTTCATTACTGACCTCCCTTTATCTTAGCACGGTTGCCCTGGTATACTCCAAATAGATCAAAGTCTATTTCTTTACCACTTTCAATTCTATTTTTTACCCAGGTTTTTAAAGTCATTGGATGCACATGCTGTTTCTTGACAGGCGCAAAACCTTTATTCTCAAGATCTGCAACTACAGAACCAGCTTGATTATCTTGACCCATACTGAAACTTACAACAACTTCGTTCTTGATAAGATCCCCCTCTCCAATCTCTCTTAAGAATTGGAAAGCCTCTTGCTTCTTAGTTTCGGGTATTCTAGCAGAAACAAACTTATCGATTGAAACTTTGTTGCCGTCAACTGTAAGACTTTCAACACCCATAGTCTCCATCAATGAGGGTATATCTTCCTCATCAACAGATCTCTTTTTCTGTTGTAGGTCTTTTAGTTGTGCTTCGGTATCTTTGATTTGTTGATCTAACTCAACAGATCTACGGATTAAAGACGATAGACTTTTAGTATCGCCTTCTCTGACTTGCTTAAATGCTTGAGGGTCAGCTGCCTCTTGCTCGAATAGTGAATACACATCACTCATCGTTCTCTCCTTCTACGTTAAAGTTTATGCCCTTCGGCGGTTATAGTTGAAGGTATAGTTTAATTAATTATACCTTCTCGTCAACGAGTTTTTTCTCAGACTCGTATTCTTTTTGTGTCAAATAGGTAATCGTACCACCAACAGTTCTAAAGTTTTCTTTAGCTAACTCATTGAGTTTTTTCCAAGTCTCAATCGGTACTGCTATTGACTTCCATTTATCTGTATCCATTGTTTACTCCAAAGTAAGTGTGGGTAGGGAAACACCAATAACGAAAGGAAAAAAGGAGAACCACCCTACCCATACTTGAGATATTGTTGCAATAACAACATCCGTTGCAATCATAGTCCTACCAAATTTATTCACATAAGTCAACATAAAATCTTATACTTTCTCATATATTTTATATTCTTTTTTTAAGTTGTGCATTTTAAGCATCTCTGCCTGCATGTTTTGACTATATTCTAGCACCGCTCCCCACTGATTTTTTTCAAATGGTTTATGAAAATCATTCTTTATTAAGGTCAGTGCTTTTACACTTGTGAAAGACTCCACTGGAAAGAATAGCACTGATCTTATGTCCAGTGCCGCCAGTGCTATGATGTCGCAGTCCTTTCGGGTGTAACACCTTTTGTCTGCACCTTTGCATATAGTGAAAGAGTATCTAGCCATATCATCTCTTTGTAAAACTGTCTTCACTTCCACTCGTTGTGCTACCTTCAATCCTTCTCCACCAACCACGGCTATATCAACACCATCTTGTTTTACTGTTGATGCCGCGTAACCAAGCATGGATAACTCAAACACTGTTAAGTTTTCACCTGCATTACCCACAATTTTTTCGCCTCTTAATTTAGTCATCTTTTACTCTCCTTCTACTAGTTACTCTGTATCCTTTTTCTTTATATTTCATTGCATCTTTTTTGACATAAGTTTCTTTTATCTTTTTCTTATCTTTGTCGTAGATGTAGAACTTCTTTCTTATACCTTCAACCACTCTAGTACCCTTTCCCCTAATGTTATGTTTGCTAATTTGCTTTTGTTAACTAATGTCTTAACTATATGCACATCAACTGTATTTGGACAGACCAAATCTACATACAACACTGGGTGGTGTTGACCAACTCTGTGTGCCCGATCCTCTGACTGCACCCTTGACTCCAGGTTGAAGTCGTTGGAGTAGTAGATTACGTTTGTTGCGGCATGGAGAGTTATTCCCATACCACCAGTTTGTGCATTACTAATAAAGAACCTCGTGGGATCTGACGGATCTTGAAACCTCGCAATGGCTTCGTCTCTATCTGCCATGCTCGTGTCGCCAAAATATGTGACTGTAGAGTCTTGCCCATACACACCTTTCAAGCTACTGCATATCTTCATTATGTCATGGCGAAACCTAGACCAAATAATAACTTTACCTTCCATCTCTTCCACTACTTCAAGAAGCACAGTTAACCTATTGTTTGGTATGTGTTTTACTTCGCCATCATCTGTTACAAGATAGCCACATAGCAACTGTTGTAGTCTCAGAAGTCTTGTCATAACTTCGGGTGCAGTAACCATGTCGCCACTTTCTAAGAAAGCAACTGATGTCTTCTTGATGCTTTGGTAATGTCTTTCTTGTTCCATGGTCAAGTCAACTTGCCTTGTTACATAAGTCTTTGGTGGTAGATCGAGTGCATCTTTCTTCGTTACTCTAAATGAATGTGGATCTATTTTCTTTTTCAGTTCTTCTAAGTTCTTGTATCCAACCACCTGGTTGAACTGATGTGATCCCATCTTCCTATTCATAATCACGGCATACCTACCTTGGAAAGACCAATAGGAGCAGAACCCCAAAATTTTTCTGTCCATAAATAAGAATTGTGAATATAAATCCAAAGGCGACTTTGTTATCGGAGCACCTGTAAGTATTCGTTTATACTTTGCTTTCTCGGCAAACTGTATCAGTGCCTTGGTTCTCTTCGCCTTGATATTCTTGATCGTGGTAGATTCATCAACTGCCACTAGAAAGTTGCTTCTATGTGTGAAAGTGTCCAAGAACTTGAAAATTTTTTTAGTCGCAAATGCCTCGACATTGACTAATAGTATTCGTAAATGGGATCTTGCTTCATGGCCCACGGAGTTTTTCAACTCCATGGTTTCTCGTTTGTTGAGATTAGATTTCCAAGTATATACTTTATAAGATATATCATCTGTTAAATGTGTTGGTATCTCATTGTTTCTCCAATTAGTGTAAACACCTTTCGGTGCTACAATAATTGCAGTATCTATTTTTTTGTGCCAATACAACCAAGCTATATTATCAATGAGAACTTTTGATTTACCACACCCCATCTCCATGAAGTATGCAAAGTTTTCTTTGTCATAGCTTAGTTGTAATGCTTTCAACTGATGAGCATATGGCTTAGTTTTGAAACATCTGAAAAGAAATTCATCTATCATTTGATTAATCTTTATAAAGACCCATAGGGCATTTGGAAGGATCTATATGTGGATCTTTTATTTTATCTGAAAGTTCAATAGCATCAAACTTGGTTCTCCACCTGATGGTGGGATTTTTTTCGTCCCAAGTTTCTCTAAGATCTTTCTCTTCTAATCTCGCTTCTTCTGTATCCCATGCTCTGATTAAGAAGTACGGCTCATAGTTTAGCTCCTCACTTCTTTGACCTTCATAAAGTTCTATCGTGAGGTTCTTATACTCGAACCTCGTGGATATACCATGAATTTCATTTTCCCAAGTTTTAATATTTTTTATATACATACCAACTCCTATCTATTTCCATACACTTGCAGTCTTATCTTTTTACTTGCCGAAGTATTATGATTGTATAACCTTTCAATATTCAAGATGAAATCGTTACGGCTGCCTTGATTTTTTAGCTTTGAAGAATGGCTCTCCAACCTTGCTAAAAATACTTTCCAAATAAAAGTAGAGTCTTTTAGTGCAGATATTATAGCACCAACAAAAGATCTCTTTTTATAATATGGAAAATATTCTCCAATCTTTTGGATCTTATCTGCCGTATCTTTTGCCCATTCTAAGTCAGTGACTTTAAAATTTCCGTCCTTAAAATCTGCTAGATCTTCTGAAGAGTGCCACCCTTTACCATTCAACATGGAGATAGAGTCTGATATGGAAAACTCATACTTCTCATGGAACCACTTTAATACTTCATAGTCCTTGTTACCAAGGGTTACATGACTATCAAGAAACTCTTGCATAGTCCATGCTCTCGCAGTTGAGTTCATCTTCCTTATATCCTGGATCACTAAACCTTCTTTTATCATGTAAGTTATTGGCATACCCAAGGACTTATATGCTTCAAGTCTGTGTTGACCCTCGCACACTTCCATCTTCTCATTAACTATTATCGGTATCTGAAAATCTTTCTTTGATATCTGATCCGATAATTTTTTTACATGAGCTTCAACAAGATCACGATTACCTTTTATGTATTTGAATTGACTATAATCCGTAGTCGAATGAATTTTATTCTTATCTTTCTTATCGTCTTCCAATTTATATCCTCCGATTTTTTAAGTTTTCTTTGACCATTAAAGCAACTGTACTAGCAATAGTTCTGTTGTCTTCCTTGGCTATTCTCTTTATCTGCTCGTACACCGAAACACGGACATTTAAAGATTTGTAGCTTACGTCCTCATTATCGAGATCGTAAACTGCTTCGGCATCTTCACTAACTTTGTCTCTAGGAATGATGCCGTCAACATAATCTCCAACTTCATTGTCGATACTGTCTTCCCAGAGTCTCTTTGTACCTCCCATAATATCTCCTTTAATTAATGATTTGTACTTATATATACTTAATGTATGGGAGACCATAAGTCAAGTAGTATATAAAACTTTTTTTCGTATAGTGTTTCTGTCATATTTTTTTGTTTATAATAATTTTTTAAAAATAGGTGTAGCATCTGTAGCATCTGTAG